ATATGTTTGAAAAGTGCTGGTGGTATGGTTCCATCATAGCGGGTCCAGTCAAATTCAATAAAATGTTTATTCCCTTTATTAACTAGGCGCTGCATGGTTTTTTTAAAGCCGCCTTCCATTGGTGACCACCCACATTGACCAACTGAGGTGTCGGTATGCTGTTTCATCAGAGCATTCTGATGTGCCTCTAAGCACGCCCCTATCCTGGTGTAAATGGGGTCGGCACACACTATCTGCCGGATATCAGAATTCCTAATTTTTTCCTCCTTAATGATCTCTTTCTTGAGGAACAGATACCAAAGTACTTCAGGTTTGTCTCCTTTAAAGACCCTAGTGAATTCTCTTATGTATGGTGCCCACCCATGTGCTTCCAAGTAATCTTCCTCAGTATCAAAATAATTCATTTTAGGGTATGCAGGTGTTGAATCAGTGTTCTTTTCAGTTGCAGTTATATGTATTACCCTGGTATCCTCTAGGTACCGGAACTCGCGATAGGTTGCCCAATCAGCGAAAACACACAACTGCGGATATTCTGAGAAAAAATCAATTGGTTCTGCATAGAAAAATTTATCAAAAGATTTAATAAAAGCTTGTGGGCCCCATGTGGTTGGTCCGTATTCCTCAAAAGCATGCCAAGTTGGCTCTGGAAGTAGGCCAAGGAGATCATCTTTAGGTTTTTTGTCATCAAAAATGGGTCTATTAATTGGTAAATATCCTAATAATGGGAAATTAGCAGGTACACACCTCCGCTCCCGCGGAGGTTCTAACAATGATTTCCATGCATCTAATGAGTGGTAGGTTTGGGCCCCTTGGTCTTCTGGGGCCCTTTGTAGTTTTTTGGGGCCTTATTTTTTGATTTAACCCTCTGGAGGAAGCCCTCTAAGCCTGCTTCATAAGCCGCTTTATCCAGCTCAAACACAGCTTCAGGTAGTGCACTATAGTTCTGGGTCTTTATGGCTGTTTCAATAATTGTTCTAAGCTTTACAATTTTTGATCCAAGAACTATTTCATCTGCTTTAGTTAGCCGGTGTGGCGCTGGCAGGATAAACTTGGCATCATCCTCATCCCAGTCAAAATCATAAGATTCCCAGATTGGTGCCTTACCATAGGTTTGTGAGTATGGTTGTGGCTCACTCTTCTGAGGCTTAGGCTTCACCACTTGTTTCTCATACTCCGGTTGTTTCTCTGGATTCTCAGCAGTTTTCTTCTGAGACAAATCGAGTGGTTGTGCTTCAGCTTCTGGCTCGGGGCAAGGCTTTGGTAACTTCTCTGGAGAGGTCGGCACGGATTTAGTTGTTCTCGGGGCAGGAGTTGGTTTTGTTTGGTCAAAATTAATTACTTCAGTATAATCAAATTCTACATCATCACCAACCATTCCCCATCCATCATCATCTTCATCATAATAATCCTCATCATCATAGTCAGGGTAGCCAGACCTCTCACCAATGATACGATCTATGAGATCAAGAAATGTTTCACGATCCAGACCTTTCTCCAAGAGTTCTCGATACTCTTCCTCGGTAAGAAGTTTCACACCTTTCCTAAGATTACGTCTGACTCTACCCCTACCATGCTTGGTCTTGCCCTTCTTTTTTTGTAGGAATGGTGCAAGTATACCATTGATTTCGTCACGCAGTACCTTCATCTCACGTTCCATTGCAGTTCTGACAAGGTCAACCACATCACTATCACTAACACTTTTCTGTTCTAGTGCAACGACAGGTTGTTGTGTAACGGCAGTAACTGGGTTCTCAACAGCGGAATTCAATTGGGCTTTCAATCGCTCTATTTCCTCTTTGAGCAATTCCACCTGGGATGGGGCTTTCACTGGATGGAAATCTGCTGGATCTATTATAACAGCCCCTCCAGTATATCCAGTATTAGTTTGATGGACTGCCAGCACTCGACCATATTTGTCACAAACTGGTGCACCCGACATCCCGTCTTGGGTGCGAACTGCATATGAGAGGGTGTTACCATGCACAATAGCTGCTGCAGTTGAAACCACAAGATCTTCATTCACATAAGCCATTACTGTGACACTACTATAGTCTGGATTCTTTGATAACTTTAATCTTGCTGTTGGATGCAAGTCACCAGGACAAGTTATGAATGCTATGTCCTTTTCGGGCATGTACCGAACCTTAGCTTCGTACACCAAGCCCTCATAACACACACTCACAAAAGTGTTGTTGCCAACAACATGTGCTGCTGTTACTATGTCGTTACCAGAAAAGAAGCCTGTCCCTTTCCCTTCAGGGGTGTCTATAATGCATAATGCACCTGGTTTTATAACGACAAAGTCATTGACTCCAACTCTCACCCCTGACTGTTTCAGCCTCTGGAAGAAGTCAAATGCAACATTTTTAATCCTAGTTGGTACTGTGGCCACAACCTTCCCATTAACATCACGGATCTCAAATCTAGTGCCAATGAAAACCGTTGCCATACGTATGAACCTACAAGTCAGTATGACAACAAATAATGACGTGGTTGTGCCTGTGAGTGTCAAGCAGGCATGCCCACCAGCAATTAATGCTGTTGTAGCAATAAGACCACGTATCTGGCTCACATAATTAGAGTCCTCCATGAAACACAAGAAGATGATGCCAAGAATTGGTGCTAGGATTGCTATTGTTATTGCTAGCAGGTTATCAAAGTAGTAGCAAACCATAAGTGTGTTCATGACCCACAAAGTCATAGTGGTGTGGAATGGAATTGTGGGTAAAACAGCCATCTTAAAACCAGACAAGTGGGATGTTGCAAGTGTAATTAAATCTGTACCGGGGCGGACGCTCCTCATGACAGTGCCAATTGCAAGAACAAACATAAAAATATTCCACATTTCATAATAATGGATGTAATAGAAGACAGTTCTTAACCAATGAGCTCTAGGTACAAAGGCGAAATTAAGAATTTGCCTCACAGCATCTAGCTTGTCACTAATGGTTATGTTTGCTAGTGCGAGCTTAATTCTAAGGTCAAGATTTTCTGTTAATGTCTCAGTTGAATATTTGCAGGCAGCTATCATGTCTGTAAATATAGTGTTATTGTTCTGGCTTTGCGCATAGCCCCCAGGTATAAGAGATAGAAATGTAAGCACTGCTCCCACAATTATCCACTTCATCTGAATCTTCCGTGGTTCTGGTTTTGGAATCAATTCCTTCAGTCGTACGTTTTCATGCTGAAGGAACTGCACATCAAGAGCAAGGGTGGCTTTCTCCTCCTGGGAGAGACGTAGTCTCTCCTGAAGAGCATTGGCTTTGTGTATTAGCTTCAAAGATGACATAAGGTTCAGATGCTCTATTGGGTAGATCTCAACCCATTCTCTGCCGTCAAATGCGAATGAGCCATATGTTCCATCCTCAAGCCCACCAGTAATCACAACAATTCGTTGAAAATAAGTTTTTCCAGTGGTGGGGAAGATTAGACCTCTTACGATCCAATCATAAGCTTGTGGAGAGTTCCTAACAAATTTTGGGAGTTTTGCAACCATAGTGGGTGTCATTTGTCTACGTGCCATTGTGCTCCCAAAGTTGAAATCTTTGTCAGGTTTAGAACTATAGTATGGCTCACCGTGTGCCATCCTGTCAACTATTTGACAAAAGAGTGTAGGAAAATATTATCTATACACTGATAAGCCAAAGGCCAATCACCACCCC